CTAAAACTTCCTGAAGCCGGTTGACGCAATTTCCACAGGTTCAACGGGATGGCCGGGTTGAGGATTGAGGATAACCGGCTGAATGCCTGTAATATGCCGCATGCACGCATCAACTGCGGCCTCGGCCATCCGACGGCCTCCGACATATATGTCGATCCAGTCGTGCCCCCGATGACCAGAATGGCAAGGGCCATCTTGGGGTCTATTTCCATCCCCGCAAAGATCCTCAACTATGGCGTACTTCCGCAGTCTTTTGATGTAGAAGCGGGTTCCAGCTGGATAGTCCATGATACTCCGCCCACCGTTTTTTACGTGCCCAACGGCTAGGGTAATGGGATCTGAATATGTTCCAATACCCCCCGCAGACCTGTGTATTACTGGGCGAGCGATTTGAGCGGAGCCTCGAGGGGTGTTATCCCAATAGCTATACCCTGTCAGGTAAGCGTTCATCTGGGTTTCGACCGGGGGAGCTATCGTGTCGCGATAGTTTAGATTGGTACTCGCTCGGTTAACAACATCGAGATCATGGTAACTGGTGCTGCCGCAAGCCGCTAGCATTGCCAAGCTAATGACCGACACAAATTTGAATTTCCGCGATATATTCATTGCATACCCCTAACCGGAAGGAATGGAACATCTGCCTTTAGCTTGTTGGAGGCTTTGGGCATCTACATCGGTAGACATTCCGGGTTTCTGGGGGATTAAGTTTCCAGAATAGATACAATGCATTTTATTTGAATTTTTGAAATCTATGTTGGTTTTGGGCTGGTTGAAGCCATCGATATGCGGAGGCGTGAAAAAAACAATAATTCAAAATTGGGATTTATTAACATCATTTGCACACATGTTGTGCCAGTAGCTAATCTTGGCCCTTAATGTTGATTCCTCATATCGATTAGACCGATGAATCATTTATTAAGTTAAGAGGTTACATTCCGACTACACGTTATACGTGTTTTTACTCTGGGTTAATTATCATTTTGTTTACCACTTTCTCAAACCCTGGACCGTGCGACTACACACTTGGGGACAGAAATATGTGTGCAAAAACAGCTTCTAAAACCTTAAAGAACTGCTTCAAGAGCTTGTTCGATTGGAGGCCGAAGGCGGCGTCATGCGTGAAGAGCGGATGTCGAACTTATCGTTTAAGTGATCGCCAAAAACTGCGAGCACGTCGTGGCGCAACACGACCCATTGCAGCCGCCTATGTTTCTCATAAGTCTGCAATTTTGGATTATGAAGCAGTTCTGTCTTACGCTCTCCTGTACGCATCAGAGCAACTTACAGATCTGCAGACGCAGAGTAAGTTTTCAGGTGAAGTATGCCGAACCGAACGGCAGAAAGTCCTTCACGCTCTGCTTGAGGCTTCCCTCTACATGGGGAATGCGCAAGGGGACCAAACCTAATTTCAGCCAAGGCCAAATGAAATGTTCAAATTTTACTCTGGTTGTGGAGTAATCGGCCTCTCTCGCTTTGAAGATGGCCGGGATCTTCCTGAGCGCTTTAGAAACGAGAGTCGTGAGTTCAATGGTTCGGGGTGTTGGTCTGGGGAAGAGTGGCTCGCTAAGATGCTCACTCAACTTGTTGAGGAAGAGAATCTGAATCTTGAACAACTCTTGTCGCACTTGGCAACGATAGGTGTGACAGACCTAGGGCAGCCTTGAATAGGTCATTTCGTCTATCCCAGTAATGCAAAAGCCAACAAGGGTAGTAGACCTAAAGCGACGGCGGCGATTCCCATTCCGCCATCATCATCTTCGAACTCTTCATCAGGCTCAGGTGTCGGATCATCAACAGGAGGTCCGTCACCTGGAGGGAGCATCAAGGATTCTATAAGTGCTTCAGCGTCATACACTCCATCAATCTCACCGACTTCATCCTCGACTATTTCCACAGCCTCCCAATACACCTCCATTTCCTCACTCCACGTGGGTTGGGAGATCACCACACGCATGACTTCAAGGCTGTCGAGGTCGGCATGCAAAATACCATCACTGAATATTTCGTTCTCGATCTCTGTAGAGGATGCCTCTTCGACAATCGCATTGGCATGCCTACTTCCTGGTAGATCTCCCTCTTCAACACCTAGGTATGTCACCGAAATATTCTCGCCACCGCTGAGTATGCCGGAAAGATCAAAGTCGTTAGATGTTACATCCTCTGATTTGGAGGTGAGGAAGAGCACTAGTTCATCTTGGCTGCCGAATGCATGAACATCGATGGTGGGGCTAGCGTACTCTGTCTCAGAACTTTCCGAGCCTACCAGGTCTATTGATCTATTTCCGGGTAAGCTCTCCTCCATGAGACGGAACATTTCACCGCCGACAGTGAGTTCGTCGTGCTCGAATCCTGAACTCAAGGCGTTTCGAGTGTTTTGCAGCAGAGGCCAAGCATGAGCGGTATCTACACCGTGCTCCGGAAACTGCTCCATAATCTCCAACATCTCATGGGCTTGCCTCAAACCGTAGTCGTAATCGGGATCAAGAGATGATGTAGACTTCAAATTCCATTCAGTGACATAGGTTTCGAGTTCTTCGTTCCTTTCGAGCCAGGAACTTTCGACCATCTTCGTCGAAAAGTCGCGCATGCCTGGGTTGAGCTCACCTCGTGTATAGACGTGAGCGGAAACCCCATCAATTCGTTCAATTTCTTCGTCGTCGTACTCATTCATGATGAGTGCGTTGTTAATTTTTGACCAATTTATTTCGCCACTAGAAAAAGTGAATCCTTCGCTAAAGTCTTGGCTATATTCTTCAGATAACGCACCCAAGATCGCATCGGATGAGTCTAAATCATCGTAGCTGTTGTCTAATCTGGCGAAATCAAAATTCGTGCCAGCTTGCACGACGATATCGATGTCTTTAGTGTCGAAGTCCAAAGCTTGGGAGTCTGCTAGTGCTTGGTCTACAATCGATGAAATTTCACTAGATAGACGTCCATACTCAACGGATGACATTTCACCCGCGCCCCAGTATTCGTTGCCAATTTCGAAGGCGGCAATCTCCCCATCTCCATGAACCCCTCGGACCACATCGGTCACAAAATCATAGAGTTCATCACGGTCTAGTTCAGCATAGCGATCTCCATTTTCATCCGTATTTTCAGATAGGTAGTGCTTTGTTGGGATGACTATGGTTGTTGATATGCCAAGGTCTCCAGCAGTGGTAAGCCAGTCGTTTAATGGGACTAAGTCCACTTGGTCACCGGTCTTAGGGTCTATACCCGATGAATTGTTGGGGTTTGAGATATCGAAAAATTCTTCTGTAACCGATCCTCCAGGGAATCGTACTGTTTCGACGCCTAGTTCTTCGATCAAATCTTGGTATGATCCGTCACCATCCAAGGTGTCTCTATGGAAAAGGAAATTCCCGCCGAATTGATCCTGAGTGAAGTTAGATCGAAACTCTGGGTTGGCATTGATCGCAGTTGGCATCACAGTTCTCCGGATGTGGGCATTGATGAGCCTGCGCTAAAATTACCAATAAAACGGAAACGATCTAATTTAATTAAACTTATATTTATTCTGGCAAATTAACCAATTTGATTTTGTGACTTTTGTGATTTTTTGACGGAAGTGAACCTCCTGCGATGAGGGAGAGGTGATAAGATTTTACGAGACCAAGGGATGGCGAGGCATAGATATTAAAAAATCTCCCCAAATATACCGCATGGAGCGTGCTCCTCTTGATGGCACTGAGATACTGATTTTTGTGAACAACACCTTCAGGAGGGCCAAATACTCGTCCGTGTGTGAGCCTCATGAGGAAACGGTCAACTTGTCGTACATCGCTAAACGCGATTCTGGTTGCTGGGTTTTAATTGATGATATGGGGCGGATGATCCCCGGCTGTACTGTTTCCGAAGAAGAACCTCACGGGTGGCTACCGTGGAGCGATTGATTGCCATGGAATTTTAAAGACCGAAGTCCCGCACAATGTGCGGGGCTTTTTGCTGCAGGCAACAAACTGGCGAGAGTGATCGCGCACAGCCATGGGGAGGTTGTAGATCCCTCTAGCAACTATGCTGCTTCAATCTTGTTTTGCATAAACAAAAACTGCGCAAATTCGGTTTTCCGCCATCACCTCCTCCCACTCAGCACCTCCACTTTACCACCACAGTCCAGAAGCGCACGCCGGTCCCGCGCCCACAGCAGCTCAACCTCCCTATCAGACAACCACCGCTCCGGCAGCAACACCGGCTCTGCGCAAGGATCGGTGTTTTTAACGGAGGTGGTTGAGGCGGCGCAGGCGTTGAGGGCCAAGGCAGCGAGGCACGGCAACAGGATCCGCATGGGCTTTCTCCTCGAGGGTTCTGGCAAGAGTGGCGCGGGCGCGCTCGCTGGCAATGCGGGCGCGATCCAGTTGATTGGCCCGCTCGATCTGCGCGAGCACGCGGGCTTGATAGCGGGCGCGACAGTCGGAGGCCCCGCGCTGATAGGCAAAGCCCGCGACCACGGCGATCAGCGCCAGGGCGGTGACTATGGTGATCACCCTCACGGCTCGAGCGCCTTCAAACACATGGCGCGTTCAGACATGCGCCGGTTGGTGAGCCCCCGGATTACCCGGCCACCTGCACGGTTCCAGCGGGGCAGCTCATTGCAGGCCCCGGTGAGATCGCCCACATTGGCTTTGCGCAGCAATGTGGAGCGGCAGGCGGCAGCGGGGCCGACATTATAGGTCCAGGACACCAGAGCCACCTTCATGCCAAGGGGCACATCAGCGGTGAGGCATCGATCCAGTGCCGCCTCATAGGCGATGATCTCGCGGGCCAGCATCGCGTCACATTCAGCTTTGCTGTAACTGTCACCGGGGCGCACGCCCTTGGTTTCGCCATAACAGACGGTCCAGACGCCAACGACATCGCGATAGGCGTCCGTCCGGAGGCCTTCCCATTGGCCGATAAAGCTGATCGCGGAGGCAAGAGCCACGCTGCCCCCGGCGAGCACGCCAATGGTGCGTTTGCGCACGGCCCCGCTTTCATCGCGCCGGAAGGCCGCCCAGAGGCCGGAGGTTGGTTGCACCAGAATGCGCGCCGGGATGGCGATGAGATTCACCAGGGCGGCGATCCCGGCAAAGACCAGGGGATCGAGATCCAGAAGATCCGGGCTAACCAGCGAGACAAAGACCGGCAGCACCGAGATCACAGCGGCAATAATCAACAGCCGCACAGACCAAGCGCTGGTGAGGGTGGTTTTCCAATTGGGGGTGAGTTTCATGGGGATCTCCATGGCAAAAGAGCCCGCAGGCGGGCTTGGGGTGTTTCAGAATGTTGGGAGGATCAGCGGATCGGCAGGCGTTCCATGCGCTCAAGCCGGTTGTCGATTTTGTTCAGGGTGGAGAGGATCAGCGACAGGCGCTCATCCTGGCGGGCAAGTGCGGTCTCATTGGCCCGTACCCGTGATGTGAGCGCCGCTTGGCGCGCTTCAGAGGCGGTGAGATCCACCCGCAGCCCGTTGATGGTCTGCGAGAGGGTAGCGGTCTCCCCGCGCAGGGTGGCCACCTGTAGGCCCACCCAAAGCCCTGCGCCCACAAGACCGCAGGCCACGGTCCAGGCGAGGGATTTGTTTAAGGTGATCCCACGGTCGCTGTTTTCAATCATTGCCATGTGCTGCTCTCAAATTGGCGTTGAAGGGAAGAGGTGTGGCGGTGAGCACAGAGCGATCATGAAGGCCAATAGCTATCCTCCGCAAAGTCTGCGGGGATCCCGTTGGGATCATCCTTCAGCACCCAGGACGCGCGCGAGACAGCCGAGATCAACGCGGCCCCCTTCATCCAAAGCTCATGCATCTGGGCGGGTGTGAGCGCGTGAACCACATTTGCGCCATCGCGGTATTGCATCAGGTCGGTGTTGCCGGCCTCAATCATCCCCTGGGCGATTGTGCCGAGCGCCAAGAGGTTCTGCCGGTCTGCTGCGTCCCCTTCGACCACAATGGTTGCGTTGTACCCCGTCACGGTGAAGGGCTGCATATGCAGACGCCGGTCGCGCTCTGCATTCACATCTGCCCCTGTCGGGGTTTTCGGCCTGATCGAGATAATGCTCATGCGACGGGCTCCTGCTCTGGTGCGGCGGGCTCTTCTTCTACCGCTTCGTCTTCAGGCGGCTTGGGCATCACAAAAGGGTTCTCAGAGCCGACGCCATAATCGGCGCCCACGCCATCGGTCAGATCCGCCTCATCGACGGCCCAGAGATCACGACCAGAGCGATCGGTCGGCACATCAGCAGCATCCAGGATCTTGAAAGGCCTGCCGTGCGGGACATCCTTGGCCGCGATCTCCTCAACCGTGAGACCAGACCCCAGCCACGGGATGAGAATGCAAATCCCGCCCTCATTATTTTGGTAGACGATACGTTTGTCAGTCATGGTTTGATCCTTACGCAAGAAAGGCGACAGAGATGTTGGGCACATCAATTGGGTTGCCATCACCCGCCGTAGTGACGAACCGATATGCTGACGCCGTTCGGGAAACGAGCCGCGTAAAGCCCCGCCCACTGATGGTCTCTTGATGGGTGATCAGTGGCGCATAGTTGGAATGCGGCATGTTGGTGATGAAGTTCACAGAGTAGTCACCAGCGCCGTTGTCGGTGATCGATGTGACATTGTGGGACGCACGAATTGTCGGGGTGCCGGTGCCATCGAAATTGACCCAAGCTCTCACCGCCTGATTTGCTGCAATGCTGTCAGCGGTGCGCAGCGGTGTCATGATTTGGTCGCTGCTGGTTCCGGCTTCAGCTTCTGATTTGGTCGCGATCCAGTCGCCTACAGCACGGTTGGCACCGATCGCGTCATTGGACAGCAGCTCGCCATGAACAAGGGCACCGTTTGATCTGGTTTCAAGCTTAGTGGCACCATCATAATACAACGCCACTCGCCCATTTTCAGTGGCGTGGATGACCCAATTTTCGTTTGCATCGTCGAACAAGCCAAAATTTGGTTGATCGGACCTTGCCATAAGGACCACTCTCCCAAGGATAGAATATCCAGACCACCCCCCCTTGGTGCCCTTGCTCTGTACAGACCCATATGAACCTGTGACCGTCTCAATACCGAGGCCATTTGTTCCAAACGAAAGAGGGCCGGTCATGATGCCACCTGTTTTGCGCAGGTAAAGGGTTGGATCAAACCCCACGATCTCGGCCGCCTCTTGTCGGCTGGCATTGGCGGCAGCAGCATAGGCTTGCGCCAGATCTCTGGCGGCTTCCGCACGCACGGCAGCAAGACTTTCGGTAAAGATCGCTGGAAGCCCCGCGACCTTCTGCCAATCGCCTGCAACCCGCTCGTAAACCCCAGCCTCTTCGGCGTCGCTGATGACCAAGGCAAACTTGCCATCCGCCACCGCCGGTCTCGCCTGCAACACCGCAAGGGTCTCGTTGAACGATGTGAGGCTGCCGCTCCCCGCGAGGCTTTCCGTTGCCCGCATCCAGGCCAGGAAGTCATCCCGTTCCGGAGCATGCGCTGATTGAGGAGGGTTCCCGTAGAGAACCCCCTCAGGTGTAAGTGCCACCATGATTGTCACCTATGCTGTAAATGTTTCCGAGGCCGACCAATCAGAGACACCAAGCCCGTTGGACCGGTTTCTGATTTGCACCTCATAGTCTTCGCCAGACACCAGATCTGACACATTGAGCGTTGTTTGCTCACTCCCCACCGCGATCTCCGTCCAGAGAGGCAGGAATGAGGGCCGTCGATAACGGATATCCTGAAGGTAAGCCGGGCTTTGCGCGTCCCACTCAAACGTGGCCGCGCCATTGCCTGCGGTCGCGACGTGGAAGCCTGACGGGACCGGCACGCCCGTTTGCCCTTCAACCGCCTCATATGTCGGGCGCGCAGGCTCCTCTGCCGCCGTAAATGCAAAGTCATCCGGCTGCACTGTATTGGCAGAGAGCGAGAACAGCCCGAGGCTTTCGCGCGCCATCTCCCCAACCTCAAGATAAAGATCCAGCCCCAGTTCAGGATGCACAAAGCGCACAAACCGATGCGCACGCCCCCCGGATCGGCCCCCGAGGATCTCATACCCCTTCATGCCGATGGTGCCCCTCACCTGATACTGAGCGTGTTTTGAGCGGGCCAAGCGCTTGTTGAGCCGGGCCGCCTGGAAGTGATTGGTGACCATGAAGATCTGCGGCTGATCCGTGACAGGCTTGGCCGCAATGCGCGCCACCCAGGCCCCGCTGGGGGTTTCCCGCCACCCATTGTCCGGCTCGGTATAAAGCGCTGCGACCTCATCAGGCGCATCGGCCCCATATTGACCCTCGGTGAGCTCAAACGACAGAAAGTCGTCAGGCCCCAACGTCAGCTCAGGCTCCAGCCAGCGCCCGACAGTGAAGCCAACTTTGCCATCCGTGCGATCATAGACAAAGGCATCACAGGCCGTGGCCAATTGTGCGCGGTGGGTCTCATAATCCTGCTCATCAGACAGCGTGCCATTCAGCTCCCATCTTTTGCGGGGAATGCCAGCCGCATCCGGCTCAACGAGATCACAGGCGTCTGCCTCATCCGCGATCTCATCCCAATCGACCTCCCGCCCCATGACATTGACGCACCAATCCGCAAACACCAGGGCCGCATTGGATGAGAACTTGTACTGACCGTCACGCGGATCATAGAGATCCTTCTTCCCATCCAGCACCGGCGAGTACTGCCACTGACGCCCCCCTGGAAACACCTGCGTGTAAGACTCGTTTGGCGGTCGCGCCGCCCAGATCACAGCCCCAGCCAGCCCCTCAAAGTCAAACTCTGAGGTGATCTCTGCAAAGGCGGCATCAAGACCGGCATGCACCGCTTGCCCGGGATCTCCGGTAAAGACATCAACGCGCCCATAGCCTGCAATTGGGCTTTCCAAGATATTGCTGGCGTTGGTGTCTGCCACATCGGTAAGGCTGACAATCCGCTCATCCAAACGATGCTGAACCACGCCTTTGATCGGATGCGCGGCGAGTATGGGAACATACCAGCGTTTGTCATTTGCAAACCCGGTAAATCCAACAGGGCCGCCCTTTCTCGTGCGCCCATAGACCCATTCCGCATAAGACACCGGCTGAGCAAAGTTCACCATGCGCTCAATCGGGGAGGCATTCGCCGCTGCAGGCGATGGGGCCAGTTTGGCGGCCAGGGCCGAAAGACCAATGGCGACCACAGTGCGCACCACAAACCCACCCACCAAAGTGCCCGCAAATGCAGCCCCTGAGGCATAGGCCGCCGTGGCTGCCAGTGCCGTGCTGGCCCCAACCCCAAGTGCGCCGCCCACAAAGGCCACAACAGGCGCCGCCTCCGCCGGTCGCGGCGAGAGCATGGTGGATCCCAGCAAGGCGGCGAACAACACACTACGCGTCATAGCCAACACCCCAGATGGCCAGGACCTCAAGAACACCCGCAGGCTTAATGGTGGTCGTGCCGCTGGGACCCTTGCAGCCCCAAGCCGTGCCCAACCAGATGCCACCGCAGGGCGCATGCCGCCCCTCACCATCGCGCAACATCAGCACAGCGACATCCCCCGGTGAGGGCAGGCTCACGCGCGGCAAACCTCCAATGGTGTCCAGGCAGGCTTCCACCGCGTCCACAGGATGGCGCAGAAAGCCGGTTTCACGCTGACAAGATCCGCGGCTGTCATAAACACCACGAATAGAGGCCGCGGGATCTTTCCCTGTGACCCGCAGCACCCAATCCGCCAGGCAGATCATGCAGTCCGTCTCGCCCCAGATGAATGGCTTGGCCATCCAGGCATGCAGCTCTTGATACAGTGGCGTCATCCGAACAGTTTTTCCTCTTCAAAATCCGTGGTGGGCATATGTTTGAGCGAGGGGTTGTCATGCCCGATCAGCTTGGCGTGCCCTTCGGTGTTGAGAACGATGCGCCGGGCGGCGCGCCGGTTTTCCGTCCAGGCCTCAAACCCCAGCGTGATGGATCGATCCTGAGCGCCGCTCACCCCAAAGGTCAGCGCGCGCATGGTGCGCTGCATCCACTGAACCGGGGCGACCTTGGGCGCATAGAACTCCTCAATCGAGGCGCAGGGCTGCACATAAAAGGTGATCTTGCGGCCCGCGATATAGGCAAAGCCCAGTGCTTTGACCTGCGCGATCAGATCGTCTGCATCGGGATCTTGAAAGAACGACAGGGTGACAGAGCCTTCCGGCGCTTGCCCGTCCAGCGCGCTTCCCAGGCTCGAGACCGAGGCGAGCTGCGTGCCGAACCACTGATCCCCGTTGACGTCAACAAAGACCCCATCCGTGCCAATGATAAAGCGAGCGGGCCCGTCTGGCGTTTCAATAGCGCAGAGATCCAGGCCACCTTTGAGAGTACCACTGGGATCAAAGCCCTCGGGAAAGAAGCTCATCGGTTCAATACCTCTCGAAAGCTCAACCTGGGGCGGGACACCATCGCCAAACCATAGCTGCTGCGCCCCATTCCCTCCTCGACGGCCTCAAAAAGCCCCTGTCCCTGCAGTCGGATCGGGTCTCCCTTGGCAATCGCGACCCGCAGCGGCATCTGGATCTCCAGAGCGCACACATCACCGGCCCGCTCTTCAACGGATGTCACCACAAAGGGCCACATCTGGTGGCTCATGATTTGCCCCGGTCTGGGACTGTGTTCGGCACCAGAGATCACGATGCGCGTCGCCCCCGCCGGGGCGTCGCTATCGGCAAAGCACAGCGGGTCATGTGCAAAGCCAGTCCCGCTTGCGAACAGGCCACCATCTGCAAAGCCGAGCGGTTGTTGAGAGCGATCTCCGTCAAACCCCACCGGGTCGATCATGGTGAGCTTGTAGATCCCAAGCCGTCCCTGGGCTTGCGCGCGCACCGTGCGCCACATGGCCATCGCATCCGCATCCAAAAACAGACTGGGGGATCCGATCCAGCGCGGGAATTTGTTGAAGACAACGGCGGAGTTGCCGCCGGTGGTGTCGCCATTGGATTGGCCGCGCCAATCAATATCCCAATCCACCTCCACGAACCGCAACAGATCGTGAGGCACCGTCACAATGGGGCGTTTCATCAACCCTTCCTATTCAAGTGATTTTGCAAGTTTCCGGAGGTCTTGCGATCTTGCATTTGCATCGCCGCAGAGGAGGTCTGCACGGCAATGGCCCCGGCGATCTGCTCAACGGCAGCGCGCCAGTTTCCATCCTGATCGACAAAGACACGAATATCCGCAACGCCACCGCCAGAAAGCGCGCCTCTTGTGGCTTGTGCAGTTGAGACCCGCGCGCCGCGTGGCAAGTTGACCAGCTCCGGACCCCGCTCGCCCACAAGCGCAATCCCACCTGGTGCCGACAGCGTTCCATTGGCAAAGCCGGGAATATTCTCAAAGACATTGCCAAACAGAGAGCTGAACGCCTTGTTGGCAAAAGCCGTTGCCAGACTGGAGGCCACCTCGCTCAGCGCCTCCTTGAAGCTCTTGGCCCCCGTCACCAAACCTGCAAACGCCGACTGACCGGCGGATTTGACCGACTGCAACTCTTGCGCCAGCCCCTCCACCGCTTCAGAGGCACGTCCCGCACCTTTGCCGCCCTCGCTGCCAAGTGTCGTCAGAGACTCTGTCACCCGATCCGTCGCAATCGCGCCACTCTCGGATTCCTCGCGCGATTTGCGCATGGCCTCGCGCAGCGCTTCCATACTCGACAGCGGGCGTTGCGCGGCTTGCGCCAAGACATCCGCCCGCGCCCGGGCGGCATCCGCAGAGGCCAAATAGCCATCTGCCGCCGAGGTGGTCTCATAAGAGGCCGCGCGGGCTTTCACCGATGCCCCGTGCAAATCCTCCACAACCCATTTGAAGCCGGGAATCCCATTCATCGCACCCGCAAGATTGCGCAGGAAGATCGACCAGCGGGTCTGCAAGGTCGCAATCATCTCGTAAAAGCCACTGCTGACATGATCCCAGGTGGCACTCAGCGAGGCCCCCATCGAGGAGGCCCCAAGACCCATGCGCTCCCAGACCTCGCCTGCAACGGCTTTCATCAGCCGAAGCGCTTCACCAAACCCGCCCAAACGGCTGATCAGGCGTGACAACTGATAGACCAGCTCGCCCGCGCCAACGATCAAGGCACCGATCCCGGTGCGGATGAGCGCGCCCCGTAAAAACACCAGCGCCCCCGATAGGGTTGCCGTGGCCAGTTTGGCCGCCAGCAGGGCCGCCACATAGCGTGTGCCAAACCCAGCCACCGCCACGGCGAGATAGCTGCCCATCCGCTGCAAATTACTTGTGAGCCCATCGATCACGGCCCGCAGCGTGCCCCCCTCGCGCAGACTGTCCGTCATGGCCTTTGCCAGACGACCGAGGGCGGGCACCAAGGCTTGCGCCAACCGCTGGCTGGCATATTGGCTGACCAGCGCAAGGCGGGCGATGCGATCATTGGCCAGCTCAATCTCAGCCGCATCAACACCACGCACCGCCAAGCCGTAGTCTTCAATATCGGAGCGCGCCCGCCGGATAGCGTCACCGCCGCTCAGCATCAAAAGCACCATTTCCCGATTGCGCACGCCAAGATCGCGCAGCACCGCAGAGGCCTCACCCGTGCTCAGCCCCAATGCCATTATCCGATCCGCGATGCGCGCCAGCTTTTGATCCGCATCCGTATTCGCAAGATCCTGCACAGTGAGGCCCAAAGCATCCAGCGCCCGCTGGGCATTGCCAGATGTGCCGATTGCGGCAATCTCCTGATCAATGGTCTGAATGTCATTTGTCAGGCTCGACAGGCTGACACCCGCTTCCCCCGCCGCCAGCTCCAGCGCCCGAAACGCCCCAATGGACGCGCCCAGACGTCGCGCCGATTTGGCGGCCTTGTCGAGATCCCGCGCCCCCGCAAGGGCTGCAGCGGTGATTGCGCCCCCCGCCGCCGAGGCCGCAGCCGCGACAGCGAGGAACTGTTTCTTCATGCCCGCGAGAGGCGATTGAACCCGTTTGCTGCCCCGCTCGAATTTGGCGCTATCAAGCCCCAGGTTCACCCGCAGAGCGCCAATCACTGATTTTGTCATGTCACCTCATCAGCGCCCCAGGCGCGCGCAAGCGCCAGGACCATTGCCTTTTGCACCTCAGGCGGCTGCGGTTTGGCCGCAGCACCTTCTACGAATTGCGTAAAATCGGGGATCTGATCCGCCCGCATCAGGGCCGCGACATGCCACGCCAACCAGGACCGATCCCGCTGCTCACGCTGCAGCCGGTCTCGTGCCCCCTGCATCTGCGCGAAGTACAGACGAGGCGTCAGAGACCAGAAAGCCGCCGGATCAAACCCAGCGGCAACATAGGCCCGCAACAAAGCGAGATAATCTAGGCCGCGCTTCCCGCGACCGCCGGGCCGTTTCCCGCTGTATCGCCCTCATCCAGCTCTGGCGAGGCAGAGGCGATCACCCGCGAGACAGCATCAAGATCGGCGCTCAAGACACTGCCCGCATCCTTCAAGCTGGCATCCTCATGGTGGTGCTGCAGGAAGGCATGCATGATGTGGCGCAGGATGACAAAATCCACATTGTCCTCTTCCACCCCCTCAAAGGCATCAAGCGCATCCATGCCCGTCGCCTCTTGGAACGCGATCATCGCATTGAAGTCACAGCGCAGTTTCCAGATCTTGCCATCGGCAGAGACCTCGGTTTCTCCCAGGAATGAGTTCGCCATCATGCCACCGCCAATAGAGGCTTGCCGGAGGGTTTTACCGTCAGCGTTGCCGTCATCTTGTCATTGTTCAGCTCACCTGCCTCGAGGCCAGTGATCACTGCGAGGAACGTCAATGTGGTCGAGCCATCCGGCCAACCGATCTGGCACCATTGCTTGCCCGCATCAAAAGCCGCCACCAGCGTTTGATACACCGCTGGTGTGAAGTTCAGCACCATCTTGGCCTCGCCGGCCTTTTTGATTCCGGCAATGAACTCCTCAAACTGTTCGGGGCTCTTCAAATGCGTGGCATCGATGGCGTCGCGCGACAGCCCCGGTGGCGTGATGCTGGTCACTTCCGCAAGCGCCGGAAAGGGCCCGGCTTTTGCTTCGGCCATTCCAAAAGTCGAATTGTAGCCGATATCGGCTTGGGTCTCAGACATGAGCTGTCCTCCAGTTTACAAAAAAATCCAAGGAGACGCGGCAGGGCCGGTCTGCCTCATTTGATCCGCGTTCCGATGTGTCGCGATCCTCCATGAGAAACACGCCTCGAAAGCCGTCTTGCCGGTAGCCATCCAGCGTCAGCTTCACGGCTTGCGCCAGGGCTCTGGCCTCGCTGTAATGAAGGGCGTAGCAATCGACCTGCACCCGCCCTTGAAACAGACCGTCAGTGCCTTGCAGCGTATGCCCCTGAGTGCCGCCTACCCGGTGCAAGGCAATGGCCGGGTAGTCATCGCCTTGCGGGCGCGCACCCCAATCGACACGGTTGGCGCAGAGTGCGGCCACCGGGGCTGAGGCGCGCAAGATGGCGCGCAGTTCAATATGCATTGCTACATCCTTTTGGCCGCACGACGCTCAGCGCGGGCGATGGCCTTGGACAGCTCCGCCCAGAGATCCTCGCCCAAGCGCTTCAGCATGGCCTGGTGATCGCGGTCCCAGGCCGGGCGCGCCCAGGGCTGAGGGGCTTGGTGTTCGTTGCCGAACTCCGTGTTATGCGCCTGTGGCAGCGGACCAGCCCCCACAAACATCTCAACAGCCGCCCGGTCATCACGAAACATCCTGCGATGCTGGGCACGCTGGTGCGGGGAGAGCTTGTCACTCACCGCGATACTCTCCACCAGATCACCGTCTCCCCGAGGAGCCGCCAACCGCATCAGCTTGGCCATTGGCTCTGCCGAGGTCTTCAGCGCGCGGCGCAAGACACCTTTGCCTGCCGCCTTGCTCAGAGCGTCCAGTTCCTCTTCCAGCGCGCTGAAGCCCTCAACTTGCATCTCAAAAACCATCGCTAAACCTTCGCAACAGCCGTGATCTCGAGAGCATGATTACGCCCGCGACAGTTTTTGATACCGAGGATCGCGAACTCAGTGCCGCCGACTCGAATGAGATGTTGCGGTGTCAGACTCTGCGCAAATGCCCCATGACGTATTATGAAACGTGTCATCAACGACGCATCATACGCGCCGTTGCGCCATTTCTCCCCATCCGAGACATCTCGACGCGCAGCCCACATCGTTTCGCCAACTGGGATATGATCATTGCGACGCTGCATCCCGTCATCCACCTGGACGGGCTTGAGGAACTGAACCTTCACCTTCGACATTTATGCCTCCGCACAAATGCATGGACGCCGATAGCGGACCTGCCCAATCAAATGGCGCGCTTGGAACGATACGCGTGCGGCCTCTGGCTGATCCTCGATGGCGGTTTCTGCGTCCATCCATTCCTTTGCGATCAGAATGATTGCTCGGCGCAAGGTCCGCGTTTCCGGCGCATTAACTGCATGGCCGATAGTGGCCACCACACGCACGGTTTCGGCGGTAGGCTCCAAATCTGAGGCCAAAATGAGCTGTGGTTCATTTCGACCATCAACAAGACGATACTCACCCGCTGTCAGCAATGAGGTAGAGCCATCTGTCAAAACCACCTCGACCGTTTGGATCGACGACACTGGCGCACACGGCAGCCACCACCGTCGCCACGCACCTGCAGCGACGGTAAATTCATACAAGACCGGCGAGAATGCACGTCCTGTCGCGGTGAAGACCAATTGCTGCGCGGCTCCAATCAGCGCCGCAAGCGCGCCATCATCTTCAGCGTCCCCTTCATAGAGATGGACGGATCGCTTGAACTCTTCGATTGAGACGGCCAGTGGCAACTCGCCTTCACCCACGTACTGCATGCGTTACCTCGCCCGCCTTACTTCTTCGCGCCTTGTTTCGGCGGCTCACCAGAAGGCGATTTGGCCGTATCTTCGGTATTTTCGGCTGCCGGTTCTGTCGACACGCTGGCTGCAAGCTCTGCCTCACGCTGCGCAAGCGCATCTTCGCGCGCCTTCAAATCTGCCTCGCGGGTGTCGAGCTCGCCGCCCTTTGCCACAATCTCTGCCCGCGCATGCTCGATCATCTTCTGCGCTGCGGACGTGTCGACGCTCAGTGCAACAGTTTCCGCTTTGGCATTTGGGTCATAGGGTTTGCATACACCCTTGGGCCACGCGGCGACGGTCTCAGCCGTAAAGCCTGCGACATCACCTTTGACGTAGCGGCCATGTGTTTTCAGAAACTCAACAATTACTTTTTCCATTTCAGCAATCCTTGTCTTGTCGGGAGGGTTAAACCCCGGCGCTTGCCGCCGAGGTCACATCACGAATGTGGCGATCAGAGAGACCAGCCGACACCGTTGAGGCCTGCGATGGCCTCGTCGTGCATCGGGGCCATGTCGTGCTCTGCAATGGCCCGCATCAGGGTCAGATCGTTCTGGAAGGCCGACACCGTGTCGCCGGCTTGGTTTACAAAGGCGGCTTCGGTGCTGGATCCGAAAGAGATCTGCATCGCGTCGCCGATCATGATTTCCGCAAAATCTGCGAAGTAGATCTCGGTTTCATCGCCACCAGCGCCCAGGTTATCGGGGATCTGCGAGGTGGTGCGGATCGGATAGCCATGCAGCGTGCCGCTGTCATCGATGGACGGGAACACCTTGAAGCCATTGGGCCAACGCAGGCTTGCGAGGAAGTTCTTGGCCGAGGCGCGCATGATCCAACCGGGCGCGGCCATCGCGACATTTGCATCTTCGACCTTGCTCTTGATCCGGCGAATAGCAGCCTCAACCACCGCAGGATCGTTGCCCGCGACCGCAGCCTGCCAATGATCGGCCAACGCCCACTGGCGCAAACCTTTCGGCAGGTTCCCGGTGCCATCAAAGCGCAAGAAGGCCAGATCGTTTTTCAGCCCCATTTCGAGAATGATGCTGTCGCGGACCAAGATCGCAATGGAAGCACTAGAATGCCGCAACAGCGAATTGCCGATAGGAACCAGAGACGTGAGCTTGCGGAACTTCTCTTCCACTTTGTCGAAGGTCGGCTCGCTCTCGACAATCGCGGCATTCTCCGCACCGTAAGCCGCCGAGGCCGGAGTTGCCTGGCGCGCGTTGCGCAACTCGCCAGCGGGCATATCATGGATGCGCGCACCCGAGGCCCGCACCGTCACGCGTGGACGCAAGAGGCCGATCACCTGCTGAGCCTGCGGACGCGGCAGCGTAACGCCACCAGCGCTCTCTGTCGCACCAGACAGCGCCGCCGAAATCGCTGAATGACCCTCTTGCTCAAGCCGCGCAGCCGCACGGTCCCGGTCGCCACGCGCATTGATCAAGGCATGCGCCATGAACCCGACCTCAATCCCCTCATGCTCCGGGTCTTTGGGCGTTGCCATCGCGACTGGAGCCGCTGGAGGCGTGTCGATTTCGGATGTTGCAGTAGCAGCCTTCGCCCGTTCGACGGATTCAGCCCGTGTCACTTTGACCTGCAATGACTTGAACTCGCTTTCAGCGGCCTCAAATGCAGCAACAGCCGCTGCGAGCGCTTGGTCATCCGTGTCCTCAGCGGCCTCCAGATCTTCAATCGCCTTGGCTTTAACTTCCATGTCATCCGCCGATGCTTTCAGCATGCGGCGCAGATCGTTGATATCCATGTTTCTTTCTCCTTTTCACATGGAGGGCTGCACGCGCGCAGCCTAATTGGCCTCGCCGCATTCGCGCGAGGGGAACGCCGACCCTCACAGATCAGCGCAGATGGGAATGATTGAGGCTGTTAGAGAGAGGCCGAAGCCTGAGCGGCTGCTGCTTTGGCGTGATACGCCCGCGACCGGGTCTGCTTTTTCGGCGCGTAAAGACCGCCGACGCGCGACATGAACGAGGCTACAGTTTCGATCTGATCAACCAGACCTCGAGAAACTGCATCCTCATCCCAAAACACGTCACCGCCCATCTTGTCATCATCGGTGCGGCTCATACGCCCCGGCACATCGTCAACGGCAATGCCACGCCCCTGCGCTACAGCGCTGAGGAACTCCGCCTCCATCGCGTTAAGCCGGACCATCGAAATCGCCTTTCCCTCATCGGTGGAAAGATCGGGGCGCTTTGCCCCGGCATGCTCCGAGGTCAGAATATAGATCTGGTTGCCAGTCTCTCCGGGCTGCACTGGCTGATAGGCTGTCAGCATCGTTCCGACCGATCCTACCCAACTGCCAGGGCTGGCGCTCAGATCCTGACACTGGCTTGCAAGCCAATAGCCCGCTGACGCCGCCAAAGGATGCACCAAAGCATGCATGGGTTTCGCCGCCGCGCAGGCCTGAATAGCGGCCACCGCAGATTGAATGCCCATCACAGCCCCGCCTGGCGTATCGAAGAACAGTACAACCGCTTCCACCTCATCGCTTGCCGACAAGGTGGCCATCGTTTCTGCGATGCCGTGATAGGTGGACCAACCGAGATACCGCTCCAACACAGCCGAATTTGGCGTCAACAGGCCGCGCACTGGCACATAGGCCACACGCTGATGCACGGCAAATCGCTGACCGCGCTCAAAGGTCACCCCCGCATCGCTCAGTGCATCGAAAGCGAAAGAGGCCTCTGTCGCTGGGATCTCCATATTCAGCAGTGGCAGCCCAGCCTCGTGCAGGGCCAGATCCGTGCCACCAACCAGCGCGCCAATAGTGGTTCGCGTCATTTCTCATTCCCCTTACTGTCAGATTTTCCGGCGCTGTCATCGCGCGTCATGTTCGGTGCAGGGTTCAACCGTTCACCGCCTTTAACTGGCTCCAGGCCGATTTTTCTGCGCCCTTCGTTCGGCGTCATGAACGGCCCACCGATGGCTTTGTTCATCGCCTCGTTGCGCTCCTTCACTGTCGGCTGCAGGAGGGCATCGAAGTCATGACGCAGAAAGAAATCAGCCTCGCGCTCACGGCGCGTTAGCACCGCCATTGCCATCGTCTGTTCTGCCAGACCGGACCAGTGGAACAAGCAATCCGTCAGATAATCGATGGCCTGCTGCTCACCATTGGCCTTCACGCCGTATTCCAGCATCTGCAGCTTGGAGGGTGGCATCCGATAGATCGCGGCCAATTGCTCCCGGTCAAACTTTCGACTGGCGAGCAACTCTTGATCGGCAGCAGTCAGATCAAGGCTCTTGATGTCCTCATCTGGCCCCAGAACTGGAATGCCGTCTGAATTGCTATTCAGCAGGGTCTCTTTGATCCGGCGCGCATTTCGCGTCCGCGTCTGATCGTCTTCATAGCTCTCGCCCAGCTTCATGTAGGCTTTGGAATGAGCGCCAGAGACAGAGCGCGCTGCCGATTCCTGACCGGCAAAAGCAAGACCCACGGTCTCCGCCGCGACCTGCAACGGGGATCGTCCAGCCCAACCATCAAGCGCCATATATCGCAGATGCACCATGGAACGGCTGGCGACGCGACGCGCGATGCCAGCGCCATCGGTGAAATCATAAAACCGATCTCGGCCAGCTTTCAGCGGAGTGCAGGCGTCCTGATCGACAAGTTCGATCATTTCCAATTCCCCGCCGCCATCACGCGGGCCAAAGGCAAACCCATTCCCACGCAACGCCCAGGCATAGACCAACGCAAAGCGCATGATTTTAGCAGGCACCCCCGGAGAGGCTTCGACATTCAGCAAGTAGTTTGCTGGATGATCACGCACCCGCACCTCTTGGCCATCCGCCTGACGCTGCCACAGCTTCAACGGCACCTTTGCAAGATCCCCGGCGATATTGTTGCAACAGGCAAAAACCGTACCGTGCTGCTCTGCGCGCTGCGGTGCCACACGCGGCAGTTTGGCGGAGAGCGATGGACCACCCCAACCGATTTCTGTGAGCCACGGTTTCGGAGCGGCGATGCCAGACACGCCAGCTTCAACCGCTGCCGCCATAACCGGGGGCTCTACGCGCACCTGTCCAGCTTCAGTTGCCCCGGCGCGGCTAATTTCCAACCCCAGAAACTTCATACAACCTCAACCTCGCGCGCTTTGCGTTTCTCTTCACCGACCTCTGCGCGCCCAAGCGCCATGATCGCTGCCACCGCCGCATCGATGCGGCCAGTAGATTTCTTTTTGTTTGGCTTCACATTCTCGGCGGCGTCCTCGTCGCGGTGGACGTTACCGACCTGCCAACCCAACACTGGGTTGCCGCCGTGGCGGATCTTGTTCTGTGCAACCTTTTCTTCGAACCGTTTCATTGGGTTCGACATCGAGGCGTAACCTTGCCGGTGTTCGACCATTGGAAAGCGCTGCTTATCCAGCTTGTCCGCCAGATATTTCATGCCCCACGGGTCATAGGCGACTTCTTGTAGATCAAAGCGCTGCCTGATCCATTCCAACCGATCCGCGATCTGGTCCTCATCGATGGTGCCGCCCTTATGAACCTCCAGCCAGCCGTTATCGCGCCAACCGACATATTCACGCTTTTCGGTTTGCGCGCGCTGGATGAAGCCTTTCGGGCCTTCCGGCAGAAAGGTGTAGGTGATGAGGTAGATGAGCCCATCGACAGGCACCGCAATCACAATTGCGGTGGTGTCCACCTTGTTTGACAGATCAAGCCCAACCCAGGCTTTGCGCCCGTAGAGCATTGCGGGATCAAACGGCGCGGATGCCAACCCCTTGTCCCAAACGTCCGAGGCGATCCAAGTCTGCGCACCCTCCGTCCAGAGGTTCAAATGGAAGCGGCGAAAGTTCGGCATCTTCCCGGCGATGGCCAGTGCGGATCGCAACGTGGACTGCATCGCCTCCGCCTTCTTGCTCACCCCAAGGTTCGGATTGCCCATTGCCCAGGCAAGCGGGTCTGCGGGATCACAATCCGGCGGTGGCTCCGCAACGAAGCCAAAGAAATTATCGTCCTCAACCTTGCCACTCAGGACGCTCTCGGCATAACCGCGAATCTCGCCGCAGAGCGAATTGCGGTCCTGACCGGCGGTGGTGATCACCCAATCAATCGGCTGATCCCGCGCGATCATACTTTCCACAATCGTGTCGGCGAGCTCACGATCCGTCCAGCGGTGCATTTCATCGCGCGCCAAGAAAGATGGGTTGATCCCGTCAGAGCTGTCACCGTCGCGGCTGAGACAGGCGATTGAGCCATCCGTGCGCGGCGTTTCAATCGTGGTGCGCCAGACCTTCATGAACTGCCCAAGAAAGGGGGAGCGCTTAATCATGCGCTTCATTTCCTTGAACAGCAGCCCCGCCTGATCTTTGGTGGTCGCAGCGCAGTATCCCTGCGGCGCGGCCTCTCCATCAAAGAGCTGGGTGTAGAGCATTGGCACGCCAGTGTCGGTGGTCTTGCCATTCTTTTTGCCCACCTGGTGATAGGTGGACCGGAAGCGGCGCAAGCCGGTCTCTTGGTATTTCCAGCCAAAAACCGACCCGTGCCGGAACTGCTGCCAAGGCTCAAGTACCAGAGGTTTGCCGCCCATCGGCCCGGTGGTGTGTTGAAGCATTCCAGCCCAACGGATGATGCGGCTTGCGGCTTCGCAGTCGAAGTACAGCCCGCGATCAGCACCGGTTTCCAAGTCCATAAGGTGCCGCTCGCACGCCATGCGGACCAGATCGCCCGCGATGATGTCTCCCTCTACAACCCGGTCGCATAGCGCGAGACTGGGTGATCAATTGGTTCCATTGAGTTGCTTCACGACCTCATCGAAGAGATCGCCCTGACCACCGCCGTCGAGGCGCGCGGCATCTACTGGCGATAGGCCAAAGACTGCTGCGCCGCGATTCATTTCTGCAATTGCGCCAGACTGAGCTGCAATCGCCGGATTAGGGCGGCGTTGGTTGCCGTTGCGGCCCTTGCCGGTTTCATAGGTCAGGCCTTCGAGCGCCAGATCATTGGTCGCCTGGATGAACTTCGACACAGCCGCGCAGTAGGTCGCGAACTGATATCGAAACAAGATTTCCATGCGCTCCTTGCGCACCAGCTCCGGGACCAATTCGTCCCAAACGGCACGACCGAGATCATCCAAGAAGTCTGGTGCATCGGGCACCTCCTTTTTGAACTCGCCCTTCATTGGAACCACGTTTTGAAGATTTGGCTTTCGTCCCTTCATCTCCATCTCCCTCCAAAGTGGGTTTTTGTCTCCAATTTCGCGACCGCGAAAACAAAGGTACCCCCGCCGGTTTGGGGCATATCCTGTTTGATTTTGAGATACCCCCCGGTCACCCGTGGAACACCTCGCGCGCTGTTTTCCGGCTGTGGCAGCGATGACAAAGCGCCTGCCAGTTCGAGCGATCCCAGAACAGTTTCCGGTCACCCTTATGCGGCGTGATGTGGTCGACATCTGTTGCCGCCTCGATCACGCCAAGCTCTCCGCAGTCAACGCAAAGCGGATGCGCGCGCAGGAAAGCCAAGCGCGCCGCTTTCCATTTCGGATCGGCATAGAGCACACGAGCCAGCACTGCCGCAGGCGAGGTCTGCGCCTTGGCCCGCCGTGCCTTCAGCTTGTCTTGCCGCGCCGCTTCATGCCGCTTGCAATGCGACAACCCAGGCACCGCGAAGTCCTCGCAGCCTGACGCCGCGCAGATCTTCAATCGCGCCATCGGGGAGGCCTTTCGTCAATGGATGAGGGCGTGCGCACGCGCAGTGTTCGACATATCACTGCGTTTCAGCAATTGTTTATTGCAAAACGATAAGAATCAGTGCAAGTGCGATAAGCGCACAACATCAACTTTATGAGGTTTCACATGGGTGAACATCGCTTGTCTCGTTTGTCGTGGTGGCTACACCTACTCGCCACTCTCTTTGTCATCGGTATAATCGTAGGCGTTCTGGTAGTCGGTTTTCTTTTCGCGACTGACCCCTCCGCCATCGAACTCACTGACTTTCAAGTTCCCGCAGAGAATATCGTGGTCGGCCCAATGTTTTGGTTAGGGTTCGCGATTAGCCTTATCCCAACTGGGTTTGCGGTCTGGGCAATCTTGCTGCTGCGTAGGTTGTTTCGCTGCTACATGGGGCGCGAAGTTTTGACAGCGTACTGCGCCACATTGATCAAGAAGAGCGGCCTTGCGCTGCTGATCATGGCAATTCTGCGTATCGTTCTTCAACCCATTGTCACGGCTTTGATGAGTTGGTCTGCACCACCGGGAGAGCGCGTGCTCTCACTCGGCATTGGAACCCAAGACATCAACTTTTTCTTTGTTGCTGGCCTGTTGGTGGTTATCGGTTGGGCCATGAGTGAGGCGGCAGGTGCCGCAGAAGAAAACAAAGCGTTTGTGTAATGGAAGTCGTTGTCAGGTTGGATGTCATGATGGCACAGCGCAAAATGAGAGGCCGTGATCTAGCCAAGGAAATTGGCATCACCGAACAAAACCTGAGCTTACTCAAGTCCGGTCGCGTCAAGGGTATTCGTTTTGAGACACTTGCCAAACTATGTGCCGCACTAGATTGCCAGCCCGGTGATTTGCTCGAGGTTGTCGAGGCTAAGCCGACGTAAGCACCATCTCAAAAGACTTCGCAAACAAAAGCGCCCGGAGCAGGATCTCTGCACCGGGCGCACGTTGGGTGACTGCAATATGTCAATTGGGCTAGGATTTCGTCAAGCGGTTTTCTTCCATGGCGCGCTTGGGGGCATCACATCCGTCACCACATGAGAGGTTAAGTGACTGATCTGAAGAGCTGATTTAATTTCCAATAGCGCTGACCACCATTGCAGATATCCGCGCCGCATCGATGCGATCTCGCGCGCAGTTGGACGGATTTCGATTGGTGAGTAGAGCACCGGCTCCATCGCGATGCTGCCATTGCGCTTGCGCCGGGCTTGATGTGGCCAACCCATTGAACCAAGTTCCGCCGCATCTGATGTCCGCGCCCGTGTGCCATGCCGGTTGGTCGCGGTTGCCAAGGGGCGCACCTGCAACTCACTCTGCCATTCAGGAGCCTGACCAGAGCGCGCCAGTTCTGCTATCCAGATCGCCGTACGTCGCCCGCCACAGCTTTCTGGTAGTACCGCCAAGGTAGAGGCCACGATATCCGCATCATGATGCGCCGAGGATGTGCCGCCGCCCTGAACCCGACACCCCAGCCGCGCCTGCTCCATCAGGATGTACTCCATCCCGACACCGGGCTTTGCTCCAGTTTCGCGCTCGATCTCATCAAAGTCTATGCCGACCTTCTCGCGTTGAAACGCCCACTCGATGATCTCCAATACAGAAACAGATCGTTTGGTCGCGATGCCTTGTACGCCGCTGCGCATCAAAACCGTCAAACCGCACCTGCCTCTGCGACCAGAGCCGCAATCCGCTGGCATTTGTCCTGCGCCTGTCGCCGCGCCTTGCGGAAATTCCAATCCGCATCCGACAGGGTTCCGCCCCGCGCGACCTGTTCATCTTGGCGGACAATTTGGCGGCGGGCGTCTTCGGCCCGTGAGCGGATCTGCTTGAGATCATAATCGCGAGGCCAAATGCGTGACTTGCGCAAATGCGCCAAAAGCTCTGGTGCCCAACCTTCGTTCAATGCCGCTTGCCCCAGCGGACCCGCAAACACCGCCCGAAATAGGGGTGAGGCGTCGTCTGGCGGTGACTGGATCGCCGCCGCCCACTGTAGGATTTTCGTGGCAATGGGAAACTGATCCTGATTTTGGCCAGCGGGCATGCTCGCGGCCTGTTCAGACAGCGCCTGCAGGTTAAGATCGCTCATGTAGGCGAGCTTGCTACAAAGATCCGCGACCATCGCTTCAAACTGCGCAACCGTCAGCTTGGTTGGCTTGGCCAACCCCAACCGCACCAGCGGATCAATCAACAACCGCCGAACCCGCGCCTCACCGGCTGCCTGTTCTTTTGCATCCATTTCTGCACCTCTTTCTCAGCAATCCCGAGTTATCCCCAGTCGCCAACGCCAATGTGTCCAGCAACTGGCCTTCTGTTTTGTTATGTCTCTGTCTCTATCCCTGTCGTGCAGGACAGTCTGAGACTGTCCGAGACTGTCTTGAACTGTCCGCCGGACAGTCTTGGACAGTGTCAGGACAATGTCCGGTAGGTTCCGGAGCGCGCCTGCCCGAGGTCGAACATATGCGTTGACCAAGACTGCATGGCGCGCTCGATCCAAGTGGCGTTGCGGTATTCGCAGCCCTCCTGGACAAGCCACTCATCCATCCAGCGAATGGCGGCGTCATTCTTCGCGAGCTCGGCGTGATAGCCTGCCACGGTCGAGCGCAGCCGCTGCAAGCGCTTGGCGGCATTGGCGGCCTCATGCTTGGCGCGGTTGTCCTCTTTGCGTGACAGCGCCTCCGTCAGCGTGCGCAGCACCATCGGGTGCATCAGACGCACCTCACCGCCTTCGCAGATGCACGGCGTCCATTTGTGCAGCGGGCCATAGTCCAGCTTGCACAGCGCGCGAAAGTGCCCCGGATCGACCAGCAGCAGCTTGGCCAGTGTCTCCAGATCCTGAGGCACGGTGCCGACCGGCGTCTGATCGTAAGAGATATTGATCAGGTCGAAATACAGCGCCCGGCACTCCGGCGTGCCCTTGAGCCGCATGTCCGAATTGAGCCAGCGCCGCCGCTCCCAGGCCATGAAGTAATGGCTGTCCAGCCGATCCTCGATCCCCAGCGGATATTCCGGCAAGTCATCGGTTGAGACAGGCTGCAATCCAACCGCGCCCAGCATCACGTCGCCTCACCGAACATAGACGACAGCTCGTTATCCAGCGCGTTGCTCCGCGCCATTTTGCGATAGGATCCGGCCCAGCCGCGATAGCGGCAGATCTGAGAGCAGGTCTGCATTGAGGCCTCGGTAAACTCCGCCATATCCCGCAGGGTGCATTCCCCGGCGCTGTCTTGGATTAGCCACCAGATCTGATAGGCGATCCGCTCGATACGGGGTGAGAATCTCTGCAACATCATGCGGCCCTCGCCAATTGATCTTGAAAGAACGCTGCCGCGCCCGGATCGGTGAGGATCATCAACAAGGCGGTATGGCTGGCGGGCGCAGTGACCGCGCCCCACCAGTTGAGTGCGGTCTGGAAGGACACATCGCAAAACAGCGCCGCCTCGCGCGGGCTGTGAAACCGCGCGTGGAAATAGGCCGACCAAAGGTCAGGCGCGCTGACCTTCAGCGCGTAAGGATCCAACTGATTTGACCAAGACGCTTGGTCAGCTGACGTGCCAGGCTCACCGCATGGCAAATCATTGTTCACGATCAGGGTTAGACGTGGGCGGCTCATGCGGCGGCGCCCTTTGTATCCCTGGATTGACCTTCGCCAAGTGCGAGGAAGGTGAAGAGGCTGCGCGAGGGCATCGCGACGCCTTTTTGTCCAGCCAAACGGCAGAGTGCATCATACCATGCGGCAGGCAGCTTGCCCGCTTGCATGTGGGTATGCACGGTGGTCGCACCCTTTCCGAGATGGGACGCAACAGAGCGGTATCCGCCCAGGGCGGTGATGAAGTCACGAGTATCCATACACGCACCAATAATACGATATTTTCGCACTATCAATGATGCATTCGTTTGTTGATGCGAAATTTCCGTACTTCAGCGAGTACATAGGCATGGATTACCTAGAGATCGAAAAACGATGCCTTCGCGGCGACACCTCCCCGGAAGCCATTCACAGACGTTTGGTCGCCGCCCGAAGAATGACCGGGCTGTCTCAAAAAGAACTCGCAGCTAAGGCTGGGATTAAGTACACGACCTTTCGCTCCCAAGAGCAATCAGGCTCACCATCGGTGCGCCTGATGACTTATTTTCTTGGCGCCTTTCAGGTCGACTATAACTTCATTCTCGGTGGAGATCCTGCGCGGCTGCCCGGCGACGTTCTTCAAGAGATAGTGAAGCACTTCGACTGACGCGCCACCAAACTAAGGGCGCGAAGACCCAATTCAAATTAACACCAAGCGGCAGGAGCAGCTTAGCAACTAGCCTGTACAACATTCGATTCCCGTTTTTGTTCCCTATTTGTACTCATTCGAGCGGCTAGGGCAAGGCGATTGAGCTCACGTGATGTGCGATAAATTCGTATTTACGTATTGACCGATACGAAATAACCGTATTTACCTAAGCGCATCAACCGATGGAGGATTGAATGCAAGACAGACTGGAAACCGTGCTGCGGGACGCGCAGCAGATCGCGGGCTCGCCCGAGGAACACCTCGACAGCCCGCACCTGTTCACAACAGCATGGGCAACTCTGAAGGCCGCGCGCGGTCAGGGCTTTGACCCGGCTCGCCTGCGGGCTGCGCATCTGGTTGAGCGCCCGGCGCCGACGCCAGAGCCGACCGAGCAAGTCCTAGAGCGTGTCGGCCACAAAGTGCGCCGCGTCATGGCGGATCGCCAGATCACCCCGCACGGCCCTCATGCGGCGTAAGGCGAGGCGCACCCGCAATGACAAACCCTATCTCTCAAGGTTCCGCACCCATGGCGGACGCCCCCCACGGGCTCCGCCCGTCTGAGGTCAGTGAACACCTGCGCCGCGTTGGAGGATTGCGCGGCTCAACAAACACCGAGGTTTCGCACCGCTCCTGCGGTGCGGATCTGGCGCGGGCGGATCAATCCTCCAAGTTGCCCACCGCCCGCGCATCATCCACCGCGATCAACACCCTCGCGCTCTATGCCGCAGCGGAGACGCTCAGAGCTACACCGATGCATCAGAGGTCCGAACAATTCTCAGACCTCGGCGGGCGCATCACTGCGCCAATGTCAGATGCATGGGGTTATGACGAGGCGCTTTGGCTGGTGGATCTGATGGGCATTCAAAGCACCGGCACATCCCGCCAAAGCGCGCTGAGCGACTGGATTAACACCGCCTCCGCGCGCGTGCCCCGCCGTGCCAGTGATGGCCGCCCGGATTGCCCCTACAATGGCCAATCCCTAGCGCCAGCAACGCGCTGAACACCACTCCCACACCCCGCCGCATTACTGGCAGCGCCCCGGGCGATGTCGCCACTCACGCGAAGCAACACGCGCCCCGAGCGAATTACCGACAGGCTCTAAGATGCAAGCTATGCCCAAATTGAGGTCAAGACGATCAAACCTTCCGCCTCGTACCAATACGCTCAGAGGTGAGGCCGACTAATGGCAAATTTGTTTCCCATCGCTGTTGGGGAGAGATCAGCAGCAAAGATGTTTGACATGGAGGTCAGGCAATTCCGCGATCTCGTGCGACAGGGAATACTGCCAAGGCCGAGGAAGATCGGATCGCATGATCGCTGGGATGCGGAGGAGCTCCGCGCTGTTGTGCGCGGGCAGATGATCCACAGCTACGAAGATGTACAATGGTAAAAAAGAAATACACGACCACGAAAACGGTCAGTGGCAAGAAATACCAGTACTTCCGAAAGGATGGCGCTTACGTGCGGCTGCCGGACGATCCGGCAAGTGAAGAGTACGACAGAGAATATTGGCGATTGATGCGAGGGGAGGGGCGTTTGTCGAACCGCCTCACGTTTCACAAGCTTATAGCATCGTACAAGCTATCTCCGCGATGGGAACGCCTGGCATCGAGAACCCGGGCAGATTACTCTAAGGTGCTTGAGTATATCGCAGATACAATCGGGGACCGGGATCCGACGAAAATGCGCCGTTCGGTCGTGATCGAGGCGCAGATGGCGAACCGTCATAGGGCACGCTTTGCAAATTATATCCCCCACATGCTGTCGATTTTGTTTGAGCATGCTATCGATCTGGACTGGCAGCGCGAGAACCCGGCAAAGGGCATCGCGAAGATCAAGACCGGGGAGGGGCACAAGCCATGGCCAGCCTCTGCCATCGAGGCCTATCGCAAGCAAGCAGATGGCCTTGCGCTCCTGATTTTCGAGCTCGCTCTGGGCACGGGGCAGCGCGCATCGGACCTCACAAGAATGAAGTGGGAGCATACCGAAGATGGGGGCATTTGGGTCACTCAAGGTAAAACTAAGGTGCGGCTTTGGATCCCATTCACCAAGCGGCTCGCAGGTGTACTGGACGGGGTTGATTCCTCAGAGTCGCGCTTCATCCTGACGGGCGAGTCGGGGCACCAGCTAAATTATGATCAGTTGCAGAAGCAGGTTATTCGCGTGCGTAAAGCTGCTGGTCTGATGGATTATTCCCTCCACGGGCTCAGGTACAGTGCTGCGGGCGAGTTGGCTGAAGCTGGCTGTACCGATCATCAGATCGCGGCAATCACGGGCCACAAGAGCCTCTCCATGGTGCAGAAATACTCCAAAGGAGCGAACCAAAAACGCCTCGCAAAAGAGGCCCAAAACCTACGAGAACAAAAATGGGGCAAAACGTGA